TTATAAATAAATTATGTAAACGACATAAAAACCCCCTCCACTACGGAAGGGGGTAAATTTGAAAGGAATGTTATATCTATTTGATCTTAAAATACCTTATCTAGTTATACGTTGTTCGTAACAAATAGAGGATACTGCTTTTCATTACTATCTAAAGTAATTCTAGCTTCACTTCTATTTTTTAGTAACTCTGTACAACTTTTATCTAATAATTCTAAAGACGTCATTAATGGATTCTGTCCATTAGCATCTTGTCCTGGTCCTATTTTAGCAACTGCTATTTGGATTAATCTATTTATTAGATTAAGTCTTTCTGTTATAGGCATTTGAGTTTTAGCTGATATAAAAGCTACTACTCCTAGTTTATCTAATATACCCGCTGTAATATCTCCAAAATCGTTGTTAACTATTCCAGCATAATAAGATAAGCTTTCTCCTAATCCTCTTAGTCCAGGTTTTTTCTTTTCTTGTTGGATTGATAGATTATACTTAGTATCATCATTTACTAAGTCTTTAGCTTTCTCACTAGTAATCAATTTCTTTAATTCTTTATTTTCCACTACTAGTTTAGCTATATAAGTCATATCATTTAATCCAGGAAACTTCTTAAACCAAGAATCTTCTTCTGGTGGAGTATCTGGATTGAATTGAGGATTCTCCTTAAAGTATCTAGTAATCACGCAAGCCCAATCTACTGACAATTCATATAACAAAAGTGCCAGTCCTTCAGCTATATACGGTTTACCGAAATTCTCTCTACCATAGACATTTAATGATTTAGCTATATTCTTATCACACATCATATCAAATAATTGATTATATATTTCTACAAATCTAAATTTCTTTTCGTCAAATGTTTTATTTAGAATAGTATATAAGTCTTCTACGTATTTATAGTTAGGTGCTTTAGTTATTCTACCATGAACTATAAATGCATCCCAATCTATTTGTGTATCAATCATATATTGATCGAATTTAGCCGTCACTTGACTTATAACATCAATTGTCTGAATTCTAGTAGGTTCTGATTCTTCCTCAACCACTTCTTCTTCGTATTCTATATCAGAATTATCGTCTAAAGCTAGATCGCCTTCATTAAGTGGGTCATCTGTTATAACTTCTTCTTCACCAGGAACTTCTGCTAATTCGTCTCCTAGTTCGTCTTCGGCAGCTTCCCCGAATGTTAATCTACCAGATCTTCTCATTTCATTTATGAACATTGATTTCAACATTTACACCTCCTTTTATACGTGTTGCTTATATTTAATTATAGTCTGTAAATCTTTTTCATATGAAGAAATAGCTGATATGAAATCATCTGCTTTATATTTAGCGTAATTCATTACCATTCCTTCACTTATATAAACGAAGTCAGAATCTTCGTCTATTATAGATACACTAATAACAGGTAACTGATCTACTACTCTTTTATAATCTTCTTTTTTCATAAGATCTAACCCTTTATTCTTCATTTCTACATATTCACCAAATGATATAGCTATATGGAATAAAGGTGACTTAACTCCTTCGATCTTGTTTATTATTTTACTAAATGAATTACTCTTAAGTACTTTCTTCTCAGCATCTGTTCCTTTCTTTTTCCAGAAAGTTACAACATTCTTTAATTTCTTAATAAAGCTTCTTTCTTCTCTTAATACAGTAACATTTTCTAAAGCTCTTTTATTAAGCTCTATTATAGTCTTCATTATATCTTCTGTAGGAAGTGATCTAGGAGCTATGCTTAATCCTAGCAATGTTTTTCTAGATTGTATCTTTTGGTCTAATCTAGTTACGTTATCATTGTCTTTATATTCTATTACTACTTCTATATAAGAAGGTAAAGCATCTCTTCCGTGCTGTATGAATTGACCAGCTTCTCCTGCACCTACAGCACAGTCTATTTTACTTATTAATTCATAATCTTCTGGGTGACGTCTTACAACAGATGTAAATGAAGGAATTATATATAAATACTCACTATTATGTGGTCTCATATATTTACTAGCTCCGCTTTCACTAAAAGCCGCTAATACTTCTTCGTAGGATAATTCACTCTTTCCATATAATTTAGCAGCTGATTTAAGATCTTTACTCATAGGAGATAGAATCTTTTGTGTCTTAGCCATTCTAGATACTATAGAACCACCATCCGTTTGTGCCATAGTACTTTCTAAAATAGCTTTAGTTTCTAGTAAGTTTTTAACTTCTAATGCCTTAGCATATTTAGTAGCAAATGTAGTACTTATGGCGTCACTTACAACCATAGGCTGTTTTAATACTAAATTACTTCCATATTTTCTTTCATTATTTAAATTAGCATTCCCATTAAGTAAATTTATAGGAACAGCAATTAAAGTAGCGGCAACATCAACCAATGATCCTACACCAGTGATTGATTTTCCTAGGTTAGCCATGTCTTGTAGATCCTCTACGTCAAAGCCAGCTTCTCCAGCTGTTTCTTCTCCTGCGGGTACTCTATCTTTAAATACTATATCTTTATCAGGCACACTAGTAGCTTCAGGACTATTCTCGTCTACAGGAGGATTGTACACTAAATTATCTTTAGCTTTATCTAATCCCTCTATAATATCTCCTACTTTGTCTTCTACAGCATCTCCTACTCTTTCACTCAATTCCTTAACTTCGTAATGATCTTTCTTAATATCTTCTTTTACTTCATCACAATCATTTAAGTAAAGATCTTTAGCTTTATGAGATGCTTTAAGTGCAAATAAAGCTATAATATTGTCAGCTAAAGAATCCATATAATTTTCTTCTAATTTATCGCCACTTCTATTTACTGTAGCTACTAATCTTTTTATTTCGTTTTTTATAGTAAAATAGCTTTTTTCGAATTTACCATCAGCAAATATATCTGAAGGCTTGTCCTGTGTATGAATATCTAATTGTACGATATCATTCTTAACATTAGATATTTGAGTATTAAGTTCAGGTACCGGATGAGCTGCGTCCATAGACTCAGCACTACACATTATTTTAATTTTCTTTATAGCTTCATCTTTAATCTCTCTTAAATTCATTTTTCCTCCATTCTCGTATATATAAAAAGATTCACCAACCGCTTCTCCTTCTAAATCATCGTCCAATGAATCGAATAATACGTCTAAGTCTTCTTCATCTTCAAATAAATCAGCAAAAGGATCTTCGTCGGCAAAGTTACCTGTTGTTATAGCTTCCTTAAATTTTTTAAAAGATTCTAATACTTGAGATTTAAATTCGTCTCCATATTCTTCTTTATATTCTTCAAAGAAGTTATCGAATCTTTTCTTAGTCCATCTAGACAATTTAGCTTTAATCGTCTTTTGATCGGGTGATCGTTTAGCGTCTAAACGTCTCTCACGTTCATTCTCTTTTTTTATATCTTTAACTTCTTGTAAAGAATCTCCTACGAATTGGAAAAAACCTTGTTGACCTAACCAATCAGCAAATACTTGTCTAGAAGATTTACCAACGTTATGTAACCATTTACTGATTTTTTCCCAACGTTCCTTACGACTCATCTTATCAGAATCTTCCTTTCTATTCTTTAAAATCATAGATAAACATTCATCTCCTTTCTAATAATTTGTATACACGTAAGTTAAGCCACCCTTGAGAAACATAGATATAATATAGGGGATCATCCAACCCCTTCAATCTTGTTATGAAAACGCCCTTTTCAAAACGAGACTCCTTTACTGCATAAACTGTCATATTTTGGCTGATGTGGATTTGTCCATATTAGTTATCTTTCTGAAAATACATAGAATGCCTCCCGATCAGGGGAGGCTTTTTATGTCGTTAAAAAAAAAAACGACATAAAGTTCCCCTCCTGGTTTAGGAGGGGTTCTTCTCATCCATCTCTTTTAAAAAGAATAATTTCCTATATTGATTTATATTAGTTAAAACGTCGTGTGTTTGTGTCATCAATGAAGGATATTCTTTATTAATTAAAGCTTCTACTTTCTTTAATCCCAATCCTTTAATTCCTTTATACTCATTTCTATCCATTCCTCTAATTAAATAATAATATGGTAAAAAGCTATAATGTATTTTAGGAAGATCTTTCTCTATTAACATCAATTGTCTATCGATTAAATATTTCCCATTATATATAGAAATATCATGGTATGACAGTATACAATTATAATGAGGATCTCTACTAAATATTATATATTTCTTATCTGGGTGTAAATCAATCTTTTTCCATATATCTATTATTGGACTATCCTCTGTTTTTATTAAATCTAAATTAGGTTTTAGATCAGCTAACTTCTGTAATTTACTAATAAGGAATTTATCTATAAAATCTCTTATATTCTCATTCTTATATCTCTTCATTCTATCTTTACACCAATCTTCATATATAGAAGGGAAATAAGTATATTTCTCAAGATTATAATATATAGATATCTTACTCTCTGTAATATAAAGCTCTAAGAAGTAAGCTAAGTTAGAAGTAATAGTGTTGACTAATTTCTTTCTTTCTGATTTCTCTTCAGGTAAATCATCTTTCATTACTAACGATAATAAAGAATCTAAATCTATTATCATTTCGTCATACCCAAAGAAATCTCTGTCACCTGACATAAATAGGGACTTAAATATTACCGTCCCTATTAAATCAAAGTCTTCTTCCTTTTTTACCCACTTATCTGACATAGATACTCCATAAAATGATATAGTGACACTTCCCCATTAGCCTCTTCTAACTGATCTACTGGACCATCTTTATCTAGATTTATATTACGTCTTTCATCATAGTATTTAACAGAGATTAAATCTTTTATACCTAATCTACTTACTATTCTCTTCAACGAAGTAGTAAGACTCATAGACAATTCTACAACGAATGTATCAAAGAAATTATTGAAAGGATCGTTTAATATCATCTTCATATATGGTAAAATGAATCTACTACCTAAAGATGCTATTTTTGTTACTATTATTTCCTCAGGAGACATATCTAATCTTTGGTAATCTAAGTTATAATCTGTTAAAGAATAATATTCGTCTATATCTAAAGCGTGATATGATATAATGCCAGCAGATATATAAGACGCTGTATAAGTAATATTCTCTAATTTACTTTGCACGTCTACTGAATTCATGTATCTCAATAAACTAAATCCAGGAGGGATTAAATACAATCTATTCTCTCTAATACACCAAAAGAATGTAGGTAATACAATACCATAATATAACTCATTATTTTGATTATAGTTATGTACTCCTATAAATGACCCGTAAAGAATCCTGCTAATATCATTCTCATCTAAGAAGTTAATCTTGTCTAAGAATTCTCCCTGTGTTCCATCGGGATTTCTTACAAGTCCGTATAAATACATATAAAAATCACTGTCACTTAAAGTAGATAAATATCTTCCTAAACTATTTCGATCGATTATAGTTGTATTAAATTCTGTATCGTCAAACAATGAATTGATTAGCACGTTGTTCATTTATCCACCTCCTCTAGGTCTATATCTTCGTAATATATTCCTAAAGGATCTCTAGAAATATCTACTAAACCACATACGACAGTCTTACATAAGTCAACTATATTATCTGCTGTAGTATCGTCAAATATAGCTTCCTCATTGTGGTATAAATATATATTTAATATTTCATCACTTATACGTATAATATTACCTAAATAATTATCCCAATAAAGTCTTGTATTTTCTGTCGTTCTATAAGTCTTAATTAGGTGTCTGATACATTCTGCTATTCCACTAAGTGTACTTTCTATAACTCCCATAAGAATACCCATAGATAGCTTACCAGCTATCTCCTCTTCATCATACTGACTCTCTGCAAAATAGGTCTTGAGGATAAGATTAGATAACATAAATGAGATCTTATGCCTAGTTTCTTCTATTAAGTAATTTATATGTCTTTCTTCATCTTCGTCTCTTTTCAATATAGCGTATACTTGACTTTTAAATCCTATCCCTATATTAGATATAAGTGTCTCATAATATAAAGGACTTACCTTTAGGAGAAAGTCCACATAAGCTTCTATTTCGTCACCTCTATCAGTAACATCTTTTCTAAGAAGACTGTCAACTTCTTGGAACGTACTTTCTGCCCTTTTCATCAGTATAGGATCTTTTCTTAACGCATCCATTTCCTCAGCTTCAAATCGATCCCGAATATATTCCCCAAATCTATATTCATTAGGATCTCTATTAGGATTATTAAGATTAAATCCAAAGAACTCCTTAATCCACATATTCTACCACCTCCCATAATTCAAATCCACTTACTATCCTTTTTTGAGGATTCACACAACTCATTCTCAATCTAGGAAAAATGTCAGCTGTATTCCAGCTATTACAATAAGTATAATACTCGTCTATTATTTTATCTAACTGCCAACTATCGACACCAGGCGTTAGACAATAAGGATGATAATCATTTATAAATAATCCTCCTACAACAAATAAATCAAATATTTTATAAGCTAAGACATCTATATTCTTACTATCTACTATAAATGTCCTTAGCTCTTCTTTGATTGCTTTAATAGCTCCCTGATCATCAAACACACTATTCTTAAGTATCTCATAAATCATTTTCATTTCTAGTCTTCCCACTATCTCCCAATATACTTCTTCGTAATTGTTAGGATAATCTCTGTTAATTTGATTCTTTAATATATGTAATCTACCACTATCCTTTAGTGCTTTATAATAATGGGCTTGTATAAATATCATGGTGCACCACCTTCTTATATTGACGACTAGATATTATTTCATCTGGTATATGGAAATGTAGTATAGTATTCTTTCCTAAAGGTGTCCCATTCTTACTGAAGTATACTCCTAAGTAATCTAGATTATAGAATTTAATCCAGTTATCATCTTCCTTTCCACCTTTCTTTGCATTAGCCGCTATTTTCTTATTGTCTTTAGTCTCTGTATGTTGCGTATAATGAGCGTACGCAAATAAGTTAAATATATCGAAAGGATTAGGATCTCTTTTATTGTCTCTGAATAAGACAGATTCTATCATTTCATCGCTACTTGTCTTTATCTTACTTAAGATTTGATTTGGTTTAAGATTAATCCTTTTTGTTAATAATTTAGGATCCAATCTTCTATCCCCTTTTCCTGTCTCATTTATATCACTTAATATAACTTCTTCTAATTTACCTAAATGAATAAAATTACGAACAGGTGTCGGTTCACCGTTTCTTTTTTGTAATAGTGTCTTAACTGCAATATTCACGTCTATTTTAGTTCTTCTTAAGTTAGCTCTTATTCTAGATTTCTCATCTGGTATACTAAGCTTACTAGCTTCTTTTTCAACTTTCTGGAATTCTTTAGGATGTTCGTCCATATATAAAGCTTGTCTATAAGTATTCATTATTAATTCTTCCCATTCAGGTTCTTCTCTTTTGAATACTAACAAATCAGTAGGCTTATGATTCTTTACTTCGTCTACGCATAGTAAATGGAATGGATTTGTTTTGTAACTAAACCACTCGATGTAGAGACATTTACCAAACATCTCATCGTCTTCTATTCCTTCATATACAGTATAATACTTTCCATTAGTAAATACCTTCATAGCTACTCTTTCACCTTTAGACGTTATTCTATTACTTTCTGCACTATTATACACGCCATAATAAGAAATACCATCTATAATGTATTTACCCGTCTTATCTATTTCAGGAACAATTATAGTTTGCTCTTTAACAAATAAACCACTCTCACTTCTTTCCTCTGTCTTAGGAGGATCTTTCTCTATTCTTTCTAAAGCTTCTTGTAGTATTCTCTTAGCATCCCAATTTACATTCTGATATCCTTCTACTTCTCTATCAAATTCTTCTAAGGTAATTTCTAAAGCTGATCTTCTAAATTTAGGACTTACAGTCTCAGGATCTATTAAATATTTCAATTGTAATTTGCTAAATACATTGTCTATATTATTAATATCCACACTATAAGGAACATTTATATTCTTACCTAACTTTACTAAGAACTCCTTATAGTCTGTCTCAAATGTACTTCTTAAATCAGCTAGATCTTCATTCCATCCTACTAATATAGTACCCTTAAGATAAGCATAACAATCTCTGATGATATCTTTTATATCTCTATCTTTAGAATGTAGTAGGTTAGTATTAACTATATGTCTGTCTAAACAAGTCATAAGATCAAACGCCATATCGTTCATTGTCTAATTCCTCCTTACGTTAAAGACTATCAATTAATGATTTAAATTTAGGAGATAGCCCATTCTTATTTTCTTTATTGTTAATATTAGAGATATACATTTCCCAGGCTTCAGTTAAAGATTCTATCTCTTCTTCTCTTTCTGGTATAGGTGAAAAGAAATCAGTGTTCTTAATTATACCCCAATGTCTAGTATTCATATTTTCAACTTTATCTTTTTCGAATGTACCTATAGAAAAATGAGATTCTCTTTCTAATGTATAAATACCGTCTGTCATTTTTACCAATCCTCTCTATTAAAAAATAAATTACGTTTTGGACATAAAAAGAAATGCCACTAGCACCGTCTAATGACCGTACTAGTGGCTACTGCTAAACTACATAAATCTTTTTCTAAAGTTTACGTAGAAAGCAGTTTCTAATTCCTGTACACTCATTGTGTAAACAGGCTCTATTTCAATTAAGTTCAATCCTAAGAAGCTGCAAATCAGTGATGCAGTGTTTGCGTAAAATTCGATAGTTCCATTTGCTTTATTTTGTCTATTAGGAATAGCAAATCTTTTATCGAATATATTAGGAGTATCTATAGAAGTGATCAATTGCTCAGCTTCTACAGCTGTTTGTTGCTCTGCTAATTGAACAACGTTTTGAGCTTCTTGTCTTTGAATTCTAAGACTTTCTTCACTCAATGCTATAGTCATAATGCTTTTTACTCCTCTTTTTAGCTTGAACGCATTGTCAGAAGATGGTAAGTAATTCTTCAATACATTTGATAACATTTCACTTCCTCTTCCGTATACTGTTTCAAACAATGTTGCTAATTCTGTAGCAGTCATAGTTGTATAGTAAACATCTTTTTGAGTAGGTATTTGATTTTCTACAAACATTTTAAGTTCCTGCTTAGTTATCTTAACAGTATACTCGCATGTCTTCTCCTCATTTAAGATTACATTACTCATCGTTTTCAGCATCTTCACTTCTCCTGTCATTACATTTTCCTCCTCTTTATGAATTTCTGCACGTCCGAAATTGTTAGGGGATCCGAACATTCCCTCTCCAAATAATTCTGCACCAGGAATTCCTTCTCCTGTAGGATTAGCATTTAAATCTGCCGCAACCTCAATTTCTGGTACAACTCTTTCTTTTGTTTCTTTTTCTGTAGCATTATTTACAGGTGCTCCTGCAAAAGCTTCAAAATTTACTTCGTTTGACATAATAATTTTCTCCTTCTCTAATTTTTTTTTTGTTTTTTTAATTTAGCTAAATTAAAATACTCTAATCAAGTTCACCAATAATAGAGTCAATATCGAATTCTGTCGTCACAGATTCACTTATTGTATCGGCTTTCTTGATTTGTTTATAGTAATCGTCAGATGTTGTCCAATTCTCTGGTAGTATTTCCATTATATAATATGTAGTAAATGCTGCTTGGACTTTATCGATTAAATCTGACTTTGCCACATCATTTGAAATTACATTGTAACTTCTAAGATCATTTCCAAAGAATAATATAAATGCTAATCCTCTTAATGTTCTATCGTTCATATCGTCTAATACGACGTCTAGAGGGAATTCATAATAATCTTCCTTAGCGTTCTCAATGTAACCTGTAACTTGTTCCTTGTAAGTCTCCCATAACATTACTGTAAACCTTCTGAAGAATGTTAAGAAGCTTTCCTTATTATATTTTATGATATATCTATTAATATCTAATACAGATACAAATATATCAAAGTAATAAGGATCTAATGTAGAATACTCTAATAATTTATCAATACCATGTTCCATCATAGCTGTAACGTCTATTGATTTGTCTTTAGAAACTTCATCCAATGTTACCCTTATATTTTCTAAAGCATTCATTAAAGTAAACACACTAACTAGACCTGGTACCTTGAGCGGTAAGTTCTCTATTACTACTTCTCCAGCCTCTGGTATTTCCATTATTATATCTAGACATCTCTGGAATGATGTTGCTTGATTTCTAACGATACTTTCGATTAATGATCTTAAGAAGATACTTTCTTTATCGTCTTGCTTAATAGAGTTATAAAGCTTAATAGGAAGTACGAATCTTTCTGTTAATATATTCTTACTTCTTGTATTTCTATCCCACTCTATATGCTCTATAAAATCTAATATAGAATCTCTTACTTCTTCGTCATTACAGTTAAAAAAAGTTTCTATTAGATTGTCGTGCAACATTCGTAAAGTACCAACTGTATCTATAGCGTAATAGATATCGTAGTACTTATTCGTAATAATCATATCACGAAACATATTTAACCCAGCTATGTCTAGTTTAAGTAATACCATATAACCAGATATTTCTAGTAGTCTTTGGAGTACTTTAAAATTCTTAGTCTCAAGGTAAAGCTCAATTAATTGCTCCTCCTCGTATGCATAATCTTTCAATCTCCGTTCACCTCACTTTCTGTCATATTTTGTAATGCAGCAGATTACTATCACTGCTATAATATATAACTTGAAATAATTAAAATCCTCATTCCAAGTATACATAAGGTTCGACTTTAATCTACCAAAGCTCTCCACTATCGTCTAATAATATAGTCTTTTCTTGATATATTAATGATAAATACTCTTCTAATGCTTCTAATGATGGTACTTTAATAGTAGACTCCTCTAACTCCATTTGACCAGGGTGGTCTAAATCATTAGCTTTAAGTATTACCCACCATAAGTCATGACTTCCGTATAAACTTTGTGCTAATCCTTTAGGATTATATTGGAAATATATTTTCTCTTCATCACTCATAGTTAATTCTCTGTAATTCTTCTCTTGCCAGAAGTTATCAAATATATCACTAATGTGCGTCTCCATATCTACGTCCATATATCCTTTATAATAAGTAATACTTTTACCCTTATAAAAATTTATCCAATCATTTATTTTCACCAACATTCCAGCACCATTGTCAGATATAGTACCCATTTAATTTACCTCCTTTATTTTACGTATCTTATTACATCATCTTTTTTAAGAGGAACTGCTCCTTCTACTCTCACTACTACAAAATTATTTACATCATATGTACCATTAATAAAGAATCCGTACGCTAATGATCCTTTAGGTACTTTAACATTATTTAAATTCTCAAAATAGAAATTAAGTATACTCATAGCTTTCTTAATATCGTGTGTATGTGCTATTATGTCATCTGGTGCTCCATCAGGACTAGGATCTTCAGAATCTTCTGTAATTCCGTCTACTTCGCTATATCTATCTTTAAATACATCTCCTTTTAACTGGAAAGCATAGTCTGTATGATTCTTAGCATATATAGTAGTCTCCCAAGTCATATCTCCTACAGCTTCTCCTCTTTCGAATTGCTCTGGTCTACCACCTGAGTTAATTACATTTTCTCCTCCTTCATATTGGTTATCCATTAAAGGAAATAACGCAGGTATAGTAACTTCAAATACCTCATCTCTTATATGATGATCTTTTTGTAATACACATTCAAAATAAGCTCCGTAATCTATGTATGTACGTTGTCTAATGTTATTCGACATATTTCTACTCCTTCCTTAATAAAATACACAAATCGGTTTTTAAAACTCAAACTATCCTTTAGAAAAACAATTTATTTTTGAAAGGAGAATATATGTTAAAATCTTTAGAAGAGACTTTATATCATACATTTTTTATACAACCGTCAAATGAAAAAATAATTAAGATAAATCTTCCTAATTATTATAACTTTGGAGAAATGTTAGATATTTTTACTGAGATGTCAGAAAATGATGTTTCTAGAATAACGTTATTAACTGTAAAGCACAGCTCGTATAAAATAGGTAAAGAAAAAGGATTCCATACTGTTTATTTATACGATTATTTGGACTTTAACGACAATGACTTCTTTGTCAAGGATTATATATCTGACAGAGGAATTGTTATATTAGAGAATGCTGATTCTATATCTTATTCTTTAGTAATGAATATAGCACAATCTATATCTCAGACATCACAACTATACGTAATGTATGATTCCTTTATACCTAGGAAATATTTACCTTACGAAGATGTAGTAGGATTAAATACTAATCAATACGAAGTATCTCGTATAAACAGTGATAAAAATGTGATGAATGTCTCTATTAGACATTACTTAAATAGCTTAAGGGATAGAGGTACATCTTTAGACGTAGCTTTAGAAAAGGATAATAATAAAATACCTAAAGAAGAAATAGCCGTATTTGATATAGCGGCTAATCTAGACTTAAATAAAGTTATTATAACACCTCATAGAACATTCGTAAGAGATCTTAATTGGAAGATAAGAGAATTTCTAGGATTTACTACAGGAGAAGATATTTATTTACCTAGAGAAGGAGAATGGTTGATCGTTGATAGAGCTGCAGAAGCAGCTGCCGTAGCCGACAATAGGAAATTTACATTACCTACAGGATACAGACTAAAAGTAAGTGGATGTAGAACAAACGTAGATGGACTATCATATGAAATCTTATTTGATTATTTAACCCCTGATGGAGAAATAGTTCCTTGTATAACATACGCTTCTAGACGTTACTTTGAATTCTTAGCTACTGGCAATAGTGAATTAATGCATAGTCCTTATAGCTATTGCTTATACTACGCTTACGTAGTACCAGCTTTCTATTCTATAAATAATGAATTTGAAGATGGTATTGTTTTATACGATAGAATATTAGCACCTGATAAGAAAGATCTTTATAGTTGTATCTTGCCTATTAAAAAGGATATTACTATACTATTTAACAAAAAAGGAGAAAGAATGCTACTCAAATAAGAAAGGAGATTTTTATGACATTAAGAAAGTACATAGTTCATCTAATAGAAAAAGAAGACGTAAAGAATAGTAGTTCTAGTGAAGATCTTAGGGATAGACTTGAAAGATGTAAAGCCTACGATAGAATATTAAAAGATCCGTTGTTACAATCTGTATTAGATCAAAAAATAGATACAGAAATCAAGAAATATTATAATAGTCCAGCAGGATTATTAGAATTAATATTCGATAGCGGTGATCTATTATCTATAAAATTTAAATCAGACGAAAGGCATCCTCTATTAGTAGAAATAAAAACCATGATATCGTCTTTAGTAAATTTACACGCAACCATAAGTTCTGACGAATGGTTACTTAAGAGATACTCTAATAGTATAGAAATTATAAAAGACAAATTAATTAATTGGGTATCTAATCTTGCAGTAGACAGATCAGTTGATATTAATTGTCTTAAAGACCCTATAGAGTTATTTAACAGAGAAGAAAGAGAGGGCTAAAATGACATCTTTAAAAGAATTTTTAACTGACGAATTAATTAGAGTACAAAAACAATATGACACAATTAAGAATAAATCTGCAACCTATTCGATCGGATATATCAAAGGTGTAGAGCACACTATAGAGAGTATACTTAAAAATGATAAATTCGATAAAGTATTAAATACTAGCATAGATACTAAACATATGATGAAGTACGATTTGAATGGCTTTGGATATATAACGATAACAATAGATGACAGTAAAGTGTCCAATATTGATTTTGTAGCTAAAAATGATAATCCTATCAAGAGAGATAAATTCATTAAAGAATTATTTACATTAATGAATAATATGTCTTATGAGAAATGGGACGTATACGATACAGCAGCTGCTAGAATAATGATTAAAGACCAATTAGAAAAATGGATAATAGAAATCGCTTCAACTAATGATCCTAATAAAAGATCAATTAAAGTTAATCTTATTTAAACGACATAAAAATCCCTCCCTGAAATGGGAGGGAAAATATGTCGTCAAAAAAAAAATTATAATACGAAATCATTCGCTGTTGGTTGTGTAGCAACTCTAAAGTCAACTATAGCTGTTCTATTTACGTAATCGTCTAAAGTCTTCTTACAAATTTCCATTACGTTAGGTAATGCTGTCGTATAAGCATGTACTTTAAATTGTATAGCCATATCAACTAATGAGTGTTCTCCTCCTTGAGATTCTAACATGTTAGAACCTAAGTTGTTTGTAGGCACCATTCCATAAAGAACAGCTCCTGTTTCTACAACTTGGTAAGAAGGATTTGTTACAACGTATACTGCTGTCATACTATGGTTACCTTCGTGGTACTCTAATCCTGTTAAATGAGGATATTGAGCAGCTGAAGATCCTGGTGCGTATATTAAATGCATCCAAGTTGTAATATAGTTATGAATAGGCAGTGTTGTATATTCTGCTGTAAATGTTAAAGTTAATTGGTTTGTCTTACCAGTAAGCTTACTTATGTATTGCGAACTGTTCTGTTCTGTCATAGCCTGAACGTCTGCTACTTCCAATTGATAATCTTCAAATCCACTTACAGAAATTAATGATCCTGCAAATAATACTTTCATGAATGCAGTTTCGTTAGGATACAATAACTTCATCATTTCTGGCATATCTCCAGGAACAAATATAAATCTTCCTTTCAAGAATGGTTGTAACTGGTTGAATGTTTTCTTATTGAAAATCAATAATTCGTTATATAATTTATCATCTGCAGCTCTACCTTGTCCGAACTTAGTCAAGTTTCTAATGTGGTTACCCTTATTAGAAAGTACATAGTTCATCGTATCTAGAACTGAGTTAATTTGATTACTTGCCATTTATTATCTCCTTTCTAAACCTTACGCTGTTTCTGGTAAAGCATCAATATGAATTACATGGTATTTAATAGTACCTCTAAATCTAATAGAGATATCATGTGTTAATAATCCAAAAGCTTTGTCGTATGCAGATTTAAATCCACAACTATATTGGATGTCATCTACTTTTGGTCTAAATATATCTAAAGCATTATTAACATGAGCTTCTATTGCAGCTACTTGGTCTGCTGAAGTCAGTTTATGTAGATCATCTTGTAGTATAGTATACAATGTCTTCAATATTCTGTTGATTATTGAGTTGTTATGGAATTCTTGTAGTTTACTAGTCTCTCTAATTTTGTAATTAGTTTTTTGACTATTTAACCACAATTGTCCATTACTATATACTTTACATACTATATATCCAGCATCTAATAATTTATCATTATTTTCACTAGAAAGATCTCCTAAAGCTCTATATCCTTTACTTTCAACTCTGGAAATTAATCCATTAGAAGTTCCTGCTATTGATTCCATATATCCTCTACTATAATGAGCTATTATATTATTCATTATAGCAAATGACATAGGTACTCTGAACATTCTGTTTGAAGAAGGATCTATGAAGTTGAAGTTACCTGGACAGTATAAGAAGTTTCTACTTTCCCAATTGAATTTCTTCTTGAAGTTAATAGCTTCTGTATCTGTCTTAGCTGATATAGGTGCATTGAATATTATTTGAATATCATTTCTTTTTTCAGAGAATCCTATCATAGATTCCTTTACTGATAAAGGATATCCCATATCTATTACATAGTCAGCGTTATTAGCTTGTAAAGAGAATAACTCTCTAGAATAAACTCCTAAGAAAGCATTACTAAATAACTTAGCTAATACTTTTTCCTTTTTCTCTGTTTGTCCTGCAGGAGCTACGTTGAATTCTTTTTCCCAATCGAATTCTTCCATATCCTTTAATACTCCGTCGTCTCCTCCAGTGAAAGGAATTCTTCCAGCGTTACTTACTTGGAATATATTTCCTAAAGCACTCATATCTGTAGGATTGAAGTATCTCATTGCATGCCAGTTAGGATCACTTGGTTTATCAAATAATTCCTTAACCGCTGCTACTCTTTCTTCTAAAGCTTTAGCTTGAGTTCCTGCTAATGCAGAACCTGTAGTGAATAAAGTTGTTCTAGCGAATAAGCTTTGAATTATTTTTGCTAAAGCATTCATGTTAGAATGATCTAAAGTTTTAACTACAAATTCATCTCCAGCAGTATCATCTTGATATTGTCTTTCGATAAATAAAGGTATAGCACCTTCAAATACCTCATTATTTAACGATACTGTCTGTCTACTATTTGCAACTTCCTCAGATCTTCTTTTATCTCTTATATAAGAAGTAAAAATAGGTCTACCATTTACAGTATTCTTTTCACTTCTAGTTATGAATTCGAAGTTATTTCCGTAACTTCCTTTTCCGTTATACATTCCGTATATTAATGGGAATAATCTCTTATTTCCTGGATTAGGATTACTTAGCTCTTGATCGAATTCTGATTGAGCTAATAATGTAAGATCGTCTACACTTCTAATTTCTCTTAATTCTTTAGTAACGAAAGATAATCTTGAAGTATATACTTTATGAACTATATGTTGAGAAGTAGGCTTTTCTAAACCAGCTTCTGTTCCTGCATAAGGATCTTCTACGAATCCTGATCCATCTCCTCTGATCCAACCAAGTGTCTTTTCTATAGATGAAGAATTTTCATTTTTAGTTTCTATTTGTAAATACATTATAAATGCAGCATTAGTAGCTGATTCATGTTTTACTGATTGCAATACTACGTTACCATTTGCTAAAAGGTGTAGTGCAGCAGCTGTATAAGGTAATCCAAATCTTGTGATGTTAGGTTCCCCATATTGCTCTACCATTTTTTTATATCCAGCAATACCGTGGAACGTCTTCACTACTCCAGTAACACCTTTTTCTGTATACACCGGCGTATACATAGTACCTGCTGAAGATACTAATGTTGGCTGACTTACGATTGAATGATCAGTAACATAGGAGAATACTCCAGGATCTTTATGATTAATTCCACCATCTGGAATATTATGAATTTCAAGCATTTACATTCCATCCTTTCTTTTATTATTTTTTTATAAGCTTATAAAAAAATCTATCTATTCACATATAAGGTGTCGCCAATATATGCAAATTTTTAAATCTTTTTTATAAGTTTGCGAGTTTTCTGGCAACTTTTATGTGTATTTTTTAAACACTAAATAAGAAAAATATTAAAATAAGAAAGGACGATAATATGGATTTAGAAAAAGATACTTTAGGTGTAGTAAGTGAGACTATTAAAAAGGTAGAAGATGGAAATATTACACCTGAGTCTGTCAATGAATTAGACGGTCAAATAATAGAAACCACAAATGAAGAAGGTAAAGTACAAAAATACAAAATTACTGTAGAGGAAAGAGAGGCTACTCCTGAAGAGTTAGCTAAAATAAATGACGTACCTGATCAAAATGAAGAAGATACTAATATAGCAGAAGAGTCAGTGTTTGACGTTAATAAAATGATAGAAGAAGATACGTCTATGAGTGAAGAAGAAAAAAGAATGATGAAGAAGCTTCTGTTAAACGAAGAAGGAGAGCTTGACATAAAATTAGATCAAGTTAACTTTGAAGCTTTAAAATTCTCATTAGCTCAAGTATTTAAAACAGAAGAAAATCAAAAGATACTTCCTTATATTTATACTACTAATGAAGAAGAAATAAAGATAAATCATTCTATGTATGATATAGAAATAGACACTATTAAATATCATTTAAAAGACGAATTTAAAGAATTAGTAGAATCTTCTGAAGGAGACGAAGTTTATTCTCTTTATCAAATCTCTTATAAGAAAGTAGAAGATAAATTTAAAGACATTCCTGATATACTAGACAAAGATAATAAAGTAATTAATAAAGAAATATATGGAGAATTACTATACGCTTATTCTCAAATAAATAAAGTATTAGTAGAAGAGTACTCTGAGATACTAAGAAAAAAAGCTTGGAAGACTCATATAAATCAATTATTCCCAGTTAGGACTGGAGTTTACTTTGATTTCAAAAAGTTAATGTCTGAAATAGATGAAAAAAAGAAATATAAAGATCCTGATATATTAGGAAGAAAAAGACTATACGATTCTTTTATAAAGAAAAGTCATAGAAAAGAAGTAAATCCTGATCTATTAAATACTTTCTTAAATCTATTAGAAAACGGAGCGTGGATAATGGTCTTAGCTTATGAAATAGCCATTAATAAAGTAGAGGATTATAAAGAAGTATTAGAAAAAATCAATAATGATACATATGAGAATATTTGGTTATTTAGAAAATGTAAGCATGCCTTCTATAAGTACTTAGATATGACTTATAGAGATCAACCTCATTTGAAAGGATCTATAGGATGTCTAGAAAATCAAATAAATTCTAATCATTTAGCAGGTACTCAATTATTAAAGAATTTAGTAGATATATTCAAATTAAAAGATGATGCTGAAGCTTTAGAAAGTGAAATGACGATTAAGTAAACGGACTCCTATAAAATAAATATTGTAAGGAGGATAAAATATGCAAGATTACTTCGGTAAAAAAGGACATCAAATAATATGTAAAAAACCATGTGAACTAGTAATCCATCGTCAAAATGTTGTAGAAACTCCTGACGGAGATCTAGACACGTTTATGTTCGGTACATTACTTTTAGTCCATAATGGGTCTAAATTAGAGCCTTTTACTGTGACCTTAGCTACTAAAGTAGTGATACCTATATATTCGTCAGAACAAATAACAAAGAATGACGATGACATACATCTAACGATACATTTTGAAGAAGGAGATGTGTTTATAAAGCATGATGAAGTTCCTGCTAATATAAGAAATGTATATGACTTATTTAATAATGTATTGAGTGGAAGATTAAGTGATTCTATACCTTATCATAAATATTATAAGATATTATTGAATTGCATGGAGTTAAATCATAAACTATCTTTCCCTAGAGTGTTATTAGAAATAATGATAGGTGAGCTATTTTTAGATAGTAGGGGCAAACCTGTTAGACTAACACCAGGTGCTCACGGTAAATCAGCTTCTGTAGATGATTTAGTACAGACAAAGAATACTTTTAATAGTATTACCTTTAATGATCCTACTAAAGCTGCTTTAATAAGTATGGGAAGATCAAAAGAAGAACAACAAAAGAATCCTTCACCTTTAGAATTGTATTTTAGAAAGTAAACAGAGTAATATAATTAAGATACTCCTTTTATTGAAATTTTACCCCTCCATCTGGGAGGGGTTTTCTATGTCGTTTACAAAAAAAATAACTCCACTAAGGGAGTTACTTCTTTTTAACGATAACGCTTAATTAGCTCGTTAACGTATTTATACATTTCGTCGCTTTCGAAACTCTCTAATTTGTAATTAGAGTTTTGGCGGTTCCACCAAGTGTCTTTGTATTTAACTTTATTATCTAAGTAGTCTTCTACTGAATTATACATCTTGTTATTTACATTGACGTTAGCTCTAACTTCTTGAGATGCTAAAGGTAGTAAGATTTCTTTATGTATTTTAAATACTTGTCTTATTTGAGCTACTTTAAGCAAAAGGAATCTATAGATAAGGTCAGCATCTTCGTAAGTTGTATCTCTCATCGAAAATCCTTTTTCCTTATACACGTCCCCTTGGTCATCTGGTACCCATCCATTATCGAACTCCTTTAAAGCTTTGACGTATTTAGCATAACGTTCTGCGAATCCAGGTAAGTCCTCTGTATACCATCTTTCTGGGTCTGTAAAGAAATCTTCAAAATCGGTGTAAGTTTGTATGATCTTTATATCCAGTGGTAATTTCTCACCTCTTACTCCCTTACTACTGAGCTTATATACAGACTTACCTATTCTTAGATATTCCTTTCCTTTATCGTACCAGTTATTTTCATCGCCCATAGCTATAGCTTCTTCAGGAGTTATTGTTTTAGACGCTGGTGTATTAGCTACTAACTCTATCATCCAAAATGGTGTAGGTTCTTTTGGCTGTGTATCTCCGTCTTCTTTAGGTTGGCTCGTAGTGACTTCTATTTGGTTTTCTGTTTGTTCTTGATTAGAAGTTCCATAAGAACTCTCAGCTGCGTCTTTAGACCCTTTCATTATAAGCCCACTGAAGCATCCTCCAATACCTAACAAGAATATAGCGAACAGAGCGATCCACTTCCAGTTATTAGAACTGCCATTGTCCTTGCTGTCATTATTATTATTGTCATCACTATCTAATTCCGATGAACTAGCACCTTCTGGTTCTGTGTCTTGGTGTAGTAGATCACGAATCATTCTCTCCTCTTTCTCTTTCTCTTCTATAGCTTTTTTCTTTTCCTCTATTTTCTGACATTTTTCTGCCCAGTAGATCTTTCTTCTCATCTCATTATCCACCTGTTCGAGAGGAGTTATTCCTGTTTTTTCAAAAATTTCTTCCCTTTCTTCGTTTTCGATTTCCACCATAGCGTACAATAGCTCGCTTAACTGTTCTGGTGTAGCATTCTCGAACATATCGTCTACTATTTTATTTATATTATTTCTAGCTTCTATCGCTTCTTTCTTTTTATCCTCTTTAGATGTTTTATTATCTTCCATATTTATCAATCTCCTTTATTTTTAATTATCGACATAAAAGACCCTCCCTAAAATGGGAGGGTATTATTTATTTTTCAAAAGTTAAGATTATATAAAGACTATCTAGGCTGTTATCTCCTAATTGTCTTATATCTGTTAATCGCATACCTTGCATATCAGCGATTACAGAGTTTATCTCATTCTCTATGTCCTTTACATCGTATGTAACCTCTACCTCGATTACCTTTACTATTTGCATTATTTACCTCCATTCTTTACTGACATCTTATATTTTGACATAGCTATTTTTATAAAGAATTTAAATGTATCTTCATCGTAGTGGGATACATTATATCTTTTAAATAATACAGACGAGATCTTGTCTCTTATTGCTAAATAGATTCTTTCGATACACAGATCTATATCAGACAAGTCTTCATCTACGATGTAGTCATTTATATCCACGTACATATCATGCAACCCTATATCAGGGGTAGTATATTTCTCATTTAATCTTATATGAATTATACTAACTTCCTGAGAGTCTACACCATTTTGATATATCATAAACGGTAGTAATTCCTCATTCATACGTCTTCTCCAGTGTAGATCTTCGTGTGTATAAGGGATAGCGTATATTATTAATACGCCTTTATTCCCATTATCATATAGGTCAGTCTTTAGAGACACGTTATCTACGTCATCTCTCTTAGCGTAGACTTTATTTAATTCATCTATATCATGTATCAGCATATCTATATATCTCATACCTATTCTCCTTTCATTATAGATAGATAGTATTTTTCTAGTATTATATCACAGAACAATTCTAGCTCTTCTCTGAAGTCTTCTTTAAAGGTCAAACTGTTATGTGGAAAGACATCGCTTCGGATTACATTAATTATATATTTCTGTAATCTTCTAGAAGCTAATTTGATATCTTCACTATCATCATTCAAGAATGGTCTAATGTCTAGAAGAAATTTATCTTCCTTATCTTCATCCCTCTTATAATGAATGTAATAGCAATCGTTATCTTTGTTGGAAATACCTCTTTGGTAGAGTACCTTTACGCCTCTACCTTCTTCAATCGCTGTTGATTGTCTGTTGTCATTTAAATCAACCGCTAAGAAATTAAAGTAAGTTGATCTCTCGTTTCCACTATCGTCTAACTCACCCCAAACAGTGAGCTTCTTAGCGTAATTTCTTTTTATTATATTTTCTTTATTATTTTCTTTCATATTATTCCACATTACCTTAATCTTTTTCATATTTGTCTCCTCCAATTATTTTTTTTTTAGTATTGTATATATCTTATTGGTCTTTCGATCGTAACGCTTCTGTAGTCTCTGTATATAAGCTCATCTAATATTAAAGCTTCTACTACACAACAACTGTTACAAACTAATCCTAATAAAATACATAAAATTATCTTTTTCATTTTTGTCCTCCTATATTCTATCTCCTATAGGCTTAATCCAATAATCAAGCTCATTAGGAGATTTCTTAAGCTGGCGTCTAAGTAACTTCGCCATCTTTTCCTTTGTTGAAGTATTGTAGACTTCTCCATTTTTCAAATAGAATCTATTCTCAGGTAATAAATCTTTCCAAGTGATTACTTCGTTTAATCTACCAAAAAAATCATCTGGAACATACCCTTCTCTGATTAATCTATTTATCTTTCTAAGATCAGCTTTACTAAACTGACCAGAAGCTACCTTATACTCCATATCACTGAAGAATGTATGTAACATTGCTACACGTTCTCCAGCCACCGTACTCTTAGCTGTAAGTCTTAGTAACCATTCGAAATAATTTGGGTACTTATTATCTCTTGGTACTATATCTCTATACCTATTCTTAATAGATTGTAACTTACTACTCTTTTTATTTTTCTTTTTTCTATAGAGTCTTAACGCAGCTCCTAACATTAGATTGTAGTTCACACAAGAAGGAAATTTATTAAATTCTTCTATTGCTGATTCTAACATATCTTTTTCTACATTAATATCTATGGTAACTCACCTACCTTTCTTTTTTAAGTTTTTTATTTATAAAAAAAGTTTTTAAGTTTAGTCTCTATTAAGGTCGCTAATCATTTAAATCACGACACATCATAATATACCCTTGCGGGTAATTATCCGTGATTTCACCTCTACTATCGGAAACTACAACAATAATAGGTAGCAGGATTAGCGTTGCCTACTTCATCGATGAAGATTTGTGCACATTCATCGAAAAGGCGTACCATATCCAATCTACTTATTTATAGGATGATACGAATAAAATCATCCATAGACTCGTAATAAGGAGCCACATGTTACTTTGTTGTAATGTTAGTAAAGGGATTGACTAACCGATTTTATTACAGGTATTTACAGCAAAGTAGTATGCCGCCGTTAGAGGCGTTGGTGTGTTAACGGATGTTGGGAAGAGATCGGATGGACAAGACCATCTCTTCCAAAACATCCAAGAAAAGAAAATGATTCATTCATATTATATCCTACTGGAAGTATGAATATAATATGTCTTTTCTAGCTTATAATATATATCTATATTTTTCTAAGCTTTTCAAAATCATATTAAATAATAATATATAAAATAAATAGGAGGAAACGAAGAATGAGAAACCAAATAAAACCAGAAGCTAACTATGCCGACCAGTTAGAAACATTAGTGACTGATCTATACGGTCAAGATTACGCAAAAGAACTTCGTCTGAGTGACGGAAGAAAATATAAGATAGGTACTTTAATAAATCATGGGATATTAGAATTAAGAGGATCTACAAATCCAGCTAATCCTCAACGATACGTATGGACAAGAAATAAAATGGAAGATATCTATGTTGATGAGTTATTAGGCAATGTACATCTATATAACGTATGGGAAAAAGAATACGGACATTTACCTTTCGATATACTTAAAAAGAAATTATCAGAATTCCTACAAAAGAAAGATCAACTTCTTAAAGATTTTAACATATATAAAGATAGATTAAATAAAGTACAGAAATATGAACTAATTCAAGCTTTGTTGTCTAAATATATAAGAGACATCGTATTAGCATCAGGGCATCCTGATAATCCAATGAATAAGACTAGAGAATCTATGGCTAAATATGCTGAACTATTTATGTTCCCAGATGACAATATAAAAGTAGCTTATTGGATGATAGATGAAATCGATTGGGATCTTATACCGAATGAAGAACCTAAAGCTGAGGATATGTATAATTTCCAAAAACCTGTTGACCCAGAGAATATGCCAGAATTAGGTACAGAAATAAAAGAAGATATAAATCCTAATAATCAGGATAAACCTACATACGAACAATTAGAAGATAAATTAGTAGAAATACACGGTCTCAGAACCTATGATGCTGAGAAGATAAAGCGTTTAGAAGCGGAAATAGATAATCTTACGGATAAATTGAAAGAAGCTGCTGATGGAATATTACTAGATGAACTAATCGCCGAGAAAGATAAACGTATTAGAGATTTAGTTAAATCTTACGAAGAATCTTTATCGGAGAATAACCGTTTAAAGGAAGAGAATGATATGCTAAAAGAAAGAATAGCTCAGTTAGAAGAAAAGTCTAAAGAAGAAGTTAATATAGATGAAGAAAGAAGGAATACTGAGGAAGAAAATATAAGAGGGCATTACATACAGAGAATAAAAGACTTAGAAGCTGAGTTAGCTAACGAAAGAAAAGAAAAGACAGAGCTACAAACATCATACGATAATCTAAAGGTATTATACGACACTCTTCTATTAGATAAAAATAATATAGAAGAAGAGAAGAATTCTATGGAAGAAGAATTCAGAAAAGAAAAAGAAGCTTTCGAAGCTTACAAAAAAGAACAAGAAAAAGTAGCTGAAGATAATACTTTATTAGAAAAAATGAAAGCTAGTCATCAAAAAGAAATAAATGACTATATAGCAGCTGCTGAAGCTACTGAAATCGAAGTGTCTAACCTCAATCAAAAACTAGGTGTTCTAGAAAAAGAAAAATTAGACTTTGACGAGAAGTATAATGCTTTAAAGACTAAATACGATGAACTTAAAGAAAATCTACCTGACAGCGACGTAGAAGAAGCTTTAAGAAATGAAATTGAAAGATTAGAAAACGAATTAGAGAATAATAATCAAAGCGAAGAAATAAAAGAACTTAGATCTAGATACGAACAAGAACTCCAAGAGAAAGACGAAGAAATGACTCGTTTAATAAACACAAATGAGACACTAAATAAGAAGATAGAAGAATTAAATAATCAATCTATCGATATGGATAAATACGTCACTATATCAGAGTATGAATCTGTTAGACAAGATGCTATACAAGCAGAGAAAAAATCTACTATAACGCTGTCTAATTTACAACAAGCTAAACGTGACTTAAACGATCAAAAAGAAGAATACGAGAGAAAGCTACAAACATTTGGTAATAGAGTAAAATTATTAGAAGAAAGACTTGTTTTATTAGAAGGTAAAAGATCTAGAGAAATAGAAGAAGAATTTAATAACCAATTTTTAGGTGAAGCTATATCATCTATAAATGAAAAAGAAAATATACCTGATCCTGAACCAGTAAAACAAGAGGAATCGTTTAACGACGATATACCAGAATCTTTAAGAGATTTCTTTAATATGTAATACGAAGGAGGTGTAATCGTGAATACAGAGATAGGTAAAATAATTAAATATTTTATTAACTTTACTAAATTAGGAAATTATATCTATAAACCAACTGACACTAGACTTTCTAGTGTTACTTTACCTGAGTTTTTAAGAGATGCTGAACTAAAAGGTCTGTTAACAGGTATAGGAGTTACTAGATATAGTCAACAAATAGAAATAGCAGGAATGGCAACGGATGAACATCTGAAGTCTTTCTTAATTTTACCAGAAGGTAAGTTGATACTTCAAAGAATATTAGAATTATCAACTGCTAACGGCAATATAGACGTAGAAGAGTTATTCGACGATATCTTTAAAGAACTCAACAACTAAAACCCATTCCTTTATTTTAAGTACCTATATAGGAAAGGAGAGGTTTATAGTGACGAAAGTAAAAAGACATTATAGACTAACACTCTTTCTGTTAGCTGTAGCTGCTATGTTAATAATTCCTTGGCAAATTATAGTCAAAACAAACGAAAATTACAGGAATGATTTTATTGTGCCATGTGTAATAGAGAATACTAGATTTTTGAGAGAAGTTACAGCTGATAATAAAGAAAGAACGCTTGGTGTCGTAGAATGTACTAATAGCATATACATAGAATTTGATAATATGGGGGAATATTATAATATCGCATTAACAAAAACGCCATATTTGTACCATTTTTATGTGTATCCGTTAAACGATGGTAATAAATACCTATTTAGAAAGATAAAATCCAAAGTGGATCTTTCGGATAGAGATGTTACATTATATAAAAATAAATAAAAAAACAGGAGGACAATTGTCATGAAACAAAAAGATCTTTTTAAAATCATCGCGGATGATGTAAAGAAAAAAACAGAGGTTGAAGTACAACCTAAAGTAGTTGGAGCTGTATACGAAGCTACAGGAGAATTAATTGCTAATACTTTATTAGAAGGGGACGATAAAGCGAGATTAGAAGTACCTCATATTGGTACATTCACTACAGTATACAAAAAAGCTGTAACTAGAAATGGAAGAAACCCTCAAACAGGAGAACCTTTAGTAACTCATCAAGATGAAAGATATGTAATTAAGTATAAGCCTTATAAGAAATTAGCAGAAGCTTATAATATAGAAAAACTAGCTAAAAGAAACAAAAAATAATAAATTTGCCTCTCCGTTTAGGGGAGGCTTTTTTATTCGTTCTCATAATCGAAGGAAAGGATAACAATGGAGATGAAAGATTTAGTTAATTTTTTATTTGATTACGTAGATCCTGGTAAAGGAAAGATACACCAATCATTTAATATAGACGGAGCTATAAATAAAGCTGAAGATGATTTCTACGTTACTATGGATTTATCTGAAGAATATAAAGGTAAGCTCCATAGAGCTATTGTCGGTAATTTCTATGTATTGCAAATGAAGATAAAAAATAGAAGATTTTATGAGTTCTGCTCTTTCTACGGTGATCCTTCTTTCTTAATAACAGATGAAGTGATACTAGATCAGAAGATAGTAGACGGAAACGTTGCTTTGATCACTCCTAGTCCTTATTCTGTAGTAGAGGAAGGCTTCACTAGAGAATCTTTCCAGTTATTCATAGAATCTATGTATCAAAAGAATAAAGTGTCCCAGAAGTCTATGGAAGAAACTACAGCACTGATAGACAGAATGGATCACGTTGTAGGATACGTTATATATCGTGATATGAATAAAGAAACACAAATACTTGATCTTACTGATAAAGTATACTCTTTTAGTGAGAATAAAGAAAGAGTATTTATTAAGCATATAATAAAAGATGAATATAGCGATAATTTCTTATGTGTAGGATACCATATAGAAGAAACTGAGATTGATGGTAAAATACATAAAAAAAGAATAATGCATAATTTCGTAATCGATCAATCTTATAATATAGTAAAGAATATATCTAAAAATATAAGTGAACTTTTAGGACATAATGATTTTACTATTACATCTACTAATTATGATATATTCGCTATTAATCTAACGAAAGAAAATAAGACACATGTATATTCTCATACATATAATAGAATACTTAATACCTTTGACTACGCGGGTGTTGATATAGTAAATATATTAGGAACTGATCCTAAGAAATATGGAATGCAAAGCTTAATACTTCTATATTATTATAACATGGTAAAAAATGAAGATTTATTAATGTTTGCTAAATTAGTACCTGACAATCAAGAATCTGTAGGACAATTCTTTAATATACCAAACGAAGACAGACGTATAATCAAACACATCAAAGGGACTGATATACTTTATACTGTAGTAGAAACGAATGAAGAAGATAAGCCTTATTTATTTACTATAATGTATATAGACGAAAAGTCTAATGAGCTTGTGGCGGAATATATTAAGACGTCTAGTGTGCCTGTTACTATATGGGTGTCTAAAGAAACCGGTGTCATTACTTTCTTATACAGAACAGAAAATATCAATCAGATCGTACACTTCTGGAAAGATTACGGTACTACTTATAAATATAGTCATATAGATCTAAAAGTAGAACCGTTGTTAGAAGATAAAGAATCTGTATATGAAGGATTGGAAAGACTTAAGAAACATTTATTAGAAACTAACCCTGATAAACTAGCGATGGATGAGTGGGAGATAATGCATTACTTTGTAGATATATCTTATAAAGGAATTAAGAATAGTGATCTTATCACATCTACGTTAACAGATCCTGATCCTACGATAGAATCAGATTATTATGTTAATGTAAATACTGGAGAAGTAAACACTGACATGGCTAAATTATTTACCTCTATTCATGGTAACTTTATGGACTTCCTATTAGTTGATGGGTCAATAAAACATCGACTAAGACGCATAGCTAACTTCGATATTCAGAAATGGATTAAAGAAAAAGAAGAAGACGATGCTTGGTTAATGGAACAATTAAAGAACCAGAACAAAAATTAATTGAAGTTATATATTATATCTCCGAGAAAGGAGGAAAAGATATATAAACCACTAGTCGACGAGTGGTGAAATTGAAAATTAATTTTTTAGAAACGGAGGAATACTCATGAGTAACAACATTGCAATGAATGGAAATAATCCATTCGAGATTTTTAACTATAAGAACTTAGGATCTGTTCGTACTAGATTAGACGAACATGGGAATCCATGGTTCTGTTTAAGTGATGTATGTAGTATATTAGGGATAGCAAACAATAGGAATGTAATATCACGTCTATCAGACCCCTATGTCTGTACTATGGACATAGGGGTACAGACTGGATTTAAAGCTGACGGAACTCCAGCTATTCAAAATGTAAAAATAACTTTTATTAACGAGTCCAATTTATACCGTGTAATAATGGGATCCAGAAAGCCAGAAGCTAAATTATTTAGTGATTGGATCTGTAATGAAGTGATTCCGATGATTAGACGTACAGGAGCTTATCTAACACCTGATACTTTCTTACAACTACAACAAGATCCTAGTTTCGTTCGTACTTTAGCTGAGAATTATATAACTGCTTATGATCAAGTACAATATTTACAGAACAAAGTTGATGAATTACAACCAGCGGCTGACAAGTTCTATGAATGGTTAAACGATACTGAACCAAGAACAATTAGAATGGCGTCACATACTATAGCTATAAAAGGAATGGGACTGATCAACCTATTCAGATACTTCAGGGAAAATGGTTTTGTTGATAATAAAAATATAGCTTATAAGAAATATGAAGATCAAGGACTGTTCTATGTGCGACATTATAAAGAACCTTGGAATTCTACAAATAAGCCTTATAGAGCTCAAACTATGATTACTAATAAAGGAATAGACTATTTTAGATACAGATTACTAAGCGAAGGCTATCAAAGTTTAGAGTTTGATGGAGAAGCAGAACCTGTAATCTCAGAACCATTGACAATGCAAGAAGCTATAGAAAGATTTTCGCCTAATAACAGATTAAATTAATGTGTAATTACATATTTACCCTGAGATTATTTCTCAGGGTATTTTTTTAAAAACAAATTTAAAGGAGGAACAAAATATGGCAGACAAAATTAACATAGTAACAACGGAAGCAGAAAAGATTATTAGATGGGGTAAGGAACCTCAAGACAGACAAAGATTTAGATTACTTTATTTTAATGATGCTTATTGTTTTGAAATAACGAAAGCCGATAACGAAGGTAAATTTAAATCTAAGGATGCTAAATCTATAGCAGTTTACTTTAGTAATATTAGACCTATAGAATTTGCTAATACTTTCCGTGAATTATGTAATAGGATTAAAAGAATAAACGATGGAGAAAAGATACCTAAAGAAGATAACCATATAATCCATCACAATGGTAAAAATAATAATATAAAAGACGCAACACAAAAGATCACATTCAATATTTATTCTAACGACAAAGAAGACAGAAAAGGAGCATGGTCTGGTTATATTAGAATAGATAAGAAATCAAAAGATTCTGATAAAGACGAAAATGCTATATTCTTCTTTGGAGGAGCAAGACATCTATATAGAGCGTCTGATATTAAAGAAGCGACAGACTATGATGTGTTTGCTTTCTTACAAACTTTAGAAGAAATAATGAGATCATGCGGTGCTAAAACAAATCTTTCTAGACATGAGCATTTAAGAAGATGGCTAGAAGGAGAAAGAGAATCCAAAGAAGGTCAACCACAAGGGTCTGAATCTAAAAATAACAATAATAAAAAGAAATACGATAAAGACTCAGACGACGATGAGTGGCCATTCTAATAAATTACCCTCCTAATTAAGAGGGTATTTTTTTTTTTCTGAAAGGAGGAAGATTAAATGTATGTAAGTTTTGACTTAGACGGTTATGAGAGTTCTACTATGCCTTCTATAAACGATAGGATGATGTATATCGATCAGATGAGTAGGTCAGGACCTTATACTACTAATATAGCAGAGCCTAGGTCTTATATTGATCCAGACAAAGGATCTATGTATGGTAGAAAGGTCGAAAAAGAAATAACTGCTATAGCTAGATTTATATTAGATATAGATAAAGAAATAAGAGAAACAAAAAGAAGAATAGATTATTTCGCTGATAGTGGAGGACGTAACGGTCAAAGAGAAACGGAAATGCGTAATGTTTCATTGCAATTATATAAAACTAAATTGGACGCAATTAAATCAAAAGCAGCTTTAGAAAGAGAGATAGATAAAGCTAGAAAAGAAGATATTAAACTTTATAAAGACGTTAATGGAAGCGTACCTGCTAATACACAAATATTACCTGACACTATTAGTAGTGATAGTTCTTTTATGTCTAATCTATTAGGTAACGGAGTAGACAATTTCTTTAATTCTACTATACCATCAGCTGTACCGTCCGCTAGTACACCTCAATTAACACAAAATATACCTACCCCACAACCTATGAGTGCACCAGAGCCTGTAATTGCTACTAAGCCTAAGGAGTCTCTTTGACAAACCAGATATACTAAATGAAATAAAAAATAAACCAGTACCTGAACCATCTCCCGTAGTACAGGAGACACCAAGCCCAGAACCTACGATGCTGAATGGGAGAAGGGTAGTAAATGTTATTAAAAATGCTTTAGGACAGGAGATACCGATATACGAAGATGGTCCTGAAGACTTCTTAGAAAATGCTAAAACATATTCTAATGCTAAATTATCATACGAGAATATAGAGATAGGAAAGAATCCTAATATAAAGAAAGTATTTAAGTTTAATAGAGAAAGAAATGAAGGTTGGGTAGTCAATTACGATTTCGAAAAGAAAGAGGAAGTTAAGAAAGGTTCTGTTGTAGGAGTAGAGCAATTATATCCTTTTAATATAGATTATAACAACGGAGTAGTAACGACTAAATTAAGAGAGAATTATCCTTTAATGGTGACAGATGAAGTACCGTCTGAAGAGATACAAAATGTATATGCTACACTTAAGAAAATTGAAAACGAAAAACAACAGGATTAATATAGTAGGTAATCAAATTTGGTACATTTGTATGACCTCCTAACTTATAATATGGATTTCCTGAATGTTTTTGGCATGATTGAGATCCTCCTCTAATTTATTTATGTTTGGAGCTACCTTATCCCCATAGGGTAGCTCTTAATTATTAACTTTATTTACCATTTACCTTCTATTGAATTTATATTATTATCGACATAAAAATGCCTCCCATTTAAGGGAGGCTCTTTATGTCGTTTATCTAATATCCCATTTAACTTTATAACCAAACCTTTGAGAATCTGGGTCGTATTTTAATGGTAAACTTAACTTCTCTATAACGGTTGTATTCGTTATAGAAGATATATTCATACTAATTAATTGCTTATCTTCTGACTGCCCGTTTATTCCTTTAAATTGAATAAATTGAATATCATTAGGATAAGAATCTTTAATATATTTTTGTAAATTAGATATATGGAATTCATCGTATTTCATGAATTTAATATTATCTAAGAATTCCCATACTGTTGTATTTAATTGATCTTCTGTTACTGTTGCTCCTAATTTCTTTTCTATTATAAAATGCATATTCAACATAACGTTGTTTAATTCCGTACTTGTTAGTCCTATAGTATAATTCTTACTATACCCATATGTATTAGCAAATTTAATACTATAAGAGAATTCTCCTTGGAATTTAGCTAGTTTCTTTTCTATAGCATATGTTGATTTAATAGCATCTCTAAAAATAGTCTTATGATCTTTATAGAAATCATATTCCACTAAAGGATAATGGAACATCTTAATCGTAGATGCGTCTACTACATTATGCTGTATTTTATGATCTTTACTTCTATTCTTAGTCAACCAACAATCGAAAGTAAATTTATTAACGATACCAGGATCACTTTCTAATAAATCACTTATAGGATCTTTCTTAGTAGGCATTTCTATTTCTATAGACCCTTTAAGATTCTCTACATCAACCCATACTTGTGTTTCTGCACTAGGTTTATCTATTAGTATTTGATCATTCTGTATTTTAGTAACGGTCTTATCTTTAATCAATGTCAAAGAGTATTCGTAATACTTATCATCAGAATCTACTCTGTCTACATAAGAATCCATCTTACATCTTTCCCTATAAACCTCTTGTCCTTTCTGATTATATAACACAAAGTATACTTTCATAAAGCTCAAGTCTATAGGTACATCTGGATGAGCTGGATCTACTCTAAAGAATTTCTCTTTAGGTCTAGTTCTAGTTAAAGTGTCCCTTACTTGTAAAGTAACTTTTAATTCTGAATTATAATCGTCTTTATCTATTCTTACCCAGTTACATAAATAAGAATAAGGTACTTTACTATTAAGTAAGCTATATTGCGTTCTAAATTCTTCATGTATGTAAGGATCGTATAATCTTACTATATTTCTAGCTTGATCAAAACTAACTATAAAAGGATTCCTATACTTTAAGTATTCACTACCTAATCCAGCTAAAGCAGTTTCTTCTTTTATCTCTCCTTCAAATTTATCATTAGTAGCGACACACGTAGGTTTTAGCATGTATATTTGACTACCAGGATTGATTTCTTCACCATCTCTTTTGTAGTTCCACGGTAGATTTAATGTATTAGTAGGTACTAAATAAGTAGAGCTATAATTCTGGAATTTAAGTATAGTATAAATATTAAATAATTTAAGTATATCATTTCTATACTTAATTACACTATATTCATTTAAATAAGTTGACTTATTTAATTCTACAGACAAGTCATTTTCTATTACTATACTATCTCTGGTAGACTTCTTAGCAATTACTTCTTTTCTAAGAACTTCTATACTTTTAGTAAATGATTCTCCACCAGCACTTAGGTTATCATTCATTAGTATAACAGTTATACCCAGAGACTTCTCTTCTCTTTGAATAAATCTTATAGAAGATCCTTGGTTAGTAGCGTATTGGAAATTACCTCTACTTCCTTTAGTGACGTATAAAGTAATGAATAACTTATCACCGACTAATGGTCTGAATCCTCCATCTTGTGATTTATGTATTAACGTAAATGAATTAACTGAGTCGTGGTGCATAAATATACTATCTTCTCCGCCTCTACTATTTTCGAAATACATTTTCTTTTTAAGTAATTTATAAGGATTAGTAGCGTCTAATCTCTCTGTCTTATAAACTACGTCCATTCCTACTATTTCGTCTGTATTAACTGATGATTGTACTCTATAAAACCCGTAGTCTCTGTGAGTAAATTCTTTCTCTTTTATTTCTCTTACGTACTGCTTAAGGTCTACGTATAAATTATAGTACCAACCATCTTCTTCTCTAACCCTTACTGCTAATATACCAGGATTTATTAAATCTGATATAGTATTAATCTGACCTTCCATTAAGTACTTAGCCGTAAGATATTTATCGTTATTTACTCCTGTCTCTAATCTTATTTCTATATCGAAATCTAGTGAGTATATAAAGTTACCTACTGTTACGTAATTATATTTACTTAAAGTATAATATCTTACATCTCCACTTCCTTTAGCATATTTAAGGAAACTACTCTCAGGAATTACTAAACACATCTTCATAATTGCTGGAGTACTGTATACAGGATCTATACCTACTTCTCTAGCGTGTTTATATATACTATTTAATTTTGTAGCAGTTAGTACGTTAGCTTCTTTTATAGCTTGATTACTTTTATATAGAATCATATCATTCGTATTAGTTAAAGCGAATGCATTTATCCCAAGCATTCTAATAGCTGATACGTCACTAGACTCCATACCGAACATTCTATAAAGCGTTAATAAATATTGCATATAATCTGTATTAGCTACAAAATTATTATAATCTGCCATTTATATCCTCCTTCCATTATTTTCTACTTCCTCTTACCCAGTTAGTAAACATACTTATAGCATTTTTATAAAAAGCACTATTACTTCCACTATTCATAAATTCACCGTATCTATTATTAGCACTAGTCCATTTACCTCTAGACATGTCATTATAACCTCTTCCTCCGTGTTGTGCTTTCCACGCCATGAAGTCTGGGTTAAACTTAGTCTCATTCCCCCACAATCCAGGATTACTACTACTGTCATAACTATACGACCATCTATAAGGAGTCATGCTATCTTCTGTCATATCGTCGTATTTAGGATGTAATCTTTCCCAGTTTTTAAAAGCTGCTTTATTCTCGTCTATATCTGTTTGCCATAAAGTAGCATTACTTTTTCTACTACTTCTATCGAAATTAGGGTCGTGTTCTGGTCTATAAAACGAACCAGGACCTTTAGCAGTACCTACGTCCTTAGACGCAAATAATAACACGTAATTAATTACACCACTCTCAGTAGCGTTAAGTCCTATTCCCACTAATTCTGCCCATTTATCTTCTAAAGAGAATCGATACGGATAATCTTTTTTTGTAGTATGAGCATATGGTAAAATACCTGAATGTAGCCAGTACCCATTGTTTTGTTTATACATATATTTATGGGCACCTTCATTATTAGGTATATTTATTCTAGTAGCAAAATTAGTCGTTCTATTAAATATTTCCGCTATTCTATGGGCGTCAGGTTTCATCATATAGGAAGCATGCCATCTATAAGCGAATGGTCCGTTTAATTGAGTAGCATCTTTAGCAGTTGCTTCGTAGTTAATTAATTGAGTATTGACACTTTTAGGAAAACAAGCTCCCAACATTCCCATACTCATTATATTATGAACTTCGTCTAAAGTAAATATAAATATATTAACAGCATAATCAATTACATTATTAGCTATATAAACATTTCTCTTCGTTATAGACCCATTCTTTACTCCTTCTATGTACTCTGTCCATATTTGAATTAACGTAGCAACGTCTCTATCCCTATTATCTAAGAAATCTATATCGATGGATTGCTCATTTAATGACTCAAAGAAATCTCCTCCATAAGAGAAATATTGTCCTTTACTGTTAGTAGCAGCTTTAACCGTTGATAATTCTATATCTGGTACATTACACGTATTACAAGTATTACTTAATAAATAAAGTAATCCTCCTCCTACTTTAGCACTCATACCGTCTATAGAAGATTGTAATGATCTAGCAACTCCTATATTCTTCATAATTTTCATATACAAGTCAGGACAGTTATTTACTATATCAGGATTGATAGTACCTTTATTATCTATAAATATATTAAGATCAGGTCTACTAAAGAAGATATATTGCTTACCAAAGTTTACTTGTTCTGTATATTGTATTACCCTATTAATATTTAATCTATTAATGAGCAACGCCTTTGATTTAAGCCTATCTTTAGTAATCCCGTGTGTATTTAATACATCTTCTAAATCCCAAGCTTTATACTCAGGACCAGGATTATGTACCTTACCTCCTGGACCACTTTTTCTTTGTCTATTTAAAGGCATATTAACAGAGTATTTCCAATTCTCATGGGCTACTCCGTTAAATTTCTTACTCCTATCTTTCTCTACATAACGAGTAAGACCTCTACCATCTTTAGCATTTTTTCTTACAGTTTTACTATCATCTATTAAACCGTCTGTAGGAATCTGAGTAGTATAAACCCACCCTTCTGACATCTTCCCTGTTTTGGGATCTCTAGCTTTAACATAAGACAATCCATTTTGATTATTAGATCCAGCAGCAAATCCAGAAATTGTCCTGTCTTGATCTAATGGTCTATTCTTAGCATAATTCGCAGTACCGTATACTCTATTAACACCATTATTCGTATGTCTTGTTATAAATTTCTTAACAGAATTAACGTAACTTAAATCAGGAGTATTACTAACTTTTCTACCTAATTGAGGTCCGTAACTTCTATCAGGATTATTTCCAAATCCTCCACCACCACCAGTATTAAATATATATTGTCCTATAGTCTCTAATCCTTTACCAGCTTTTCTAGTAATATCTCCTAATACACCACCTATACCATTCCTATCATTTCTAGTAACAGTAACGTCACTATAGCCACTACCTGTATTAGAAGGTACAGGAGTAGGAAGCCCTCTTTTAGGTATATTTCTTAAAGAAAATCTAGGCATACACCTTCACCTCCTATACGTAGTACAGAGCGTATTCGAACTCTAATTGTGTTTCGTTTATAGGCCATGTAGTAAAGTTAATCTTATGCGTGCATATAATATCTCTATAAGTCTGATGTACTACTCCACCTACTTGTACTTCACAAGGTCTTCCAGCAAATAGCATAATACTATTTAAAGTACATCCTTGAGTACTTCCTGTTTTATATCCCCAGAAAGGTAATACTTCATTAGCTTCTATTTTAAAATTATAGACTACTCTACTCATTACTTCAGCATTACCATGATACGATGTATCAGGATTGTCTGGTAATATTTGATTATTTACGTTTATATTATTGAATTTAGGTGTAGCTTTCTTCAAGTAATATTGAGCGTATCCGTCATTTGTTTTATGTCTAAAAGCATATTTATTAAAATTATCAGCTACCACTTCTAATCCTGTATTGATAGAATTAAAAGCGTGTAATTTAGTAATATCATATCCTTTAGTATGTCTTTTAACTGGGTATATAATCTCTCCATGTGCTCCATCATTTCCTATACCGAATCCAAATATCTTTCTAGTATTTCCAAGATACTTACTAACAGTATCTAAGTTCATCCCACTCTCACTATCCAGATTTCCTATAGCTGTCATATCACTATCGGATAATCCTTCAAATGTGTTAAAGATCATATTTTGAGTACCTCCTATAACGGAACTATTTGTCCCTAAGAATTTGTAGAGTACTCTACCATCTTTATTTGTTATTTTTTGATGAACAATTGATACTTGTTTAGCACCGTTTGCTATCTTCTTTTTAAAAGCTTCGAAAGCTTCTTCTGTATGAAAAGTAGACTTGTCGAACATTTCTATTTCTCCACAGTAATCTGTTAAATTTATCATCTATTTATCCTCCTTGAATTAATTATTTCCTATTAAATGTAAATCACGAGTAATTGGGTGAACAAAATAAAGAGCTTCTTTACATCTTTCTATATCTTCTAGCGGTATAAGATCCTTTAATATTCTTAATACCTCATTAGGATTCATGATATATAATAAAGCAAAAGTAACTTGTTCCCAATCTTTTAATTTAAGTATTACTTTCAATTTCTCCACTACTCTCATACCTTCAGACAAATTAACTAAGCTATAGCTAATATCTCCTTTATATAAGTCTTGTGTATATGATTTATAGAAGTCTAATATGTCTTCTAAATACTTAATTAAATCGAAATCTGAGAATAATGTTTGTGTAGTGTCTAGTATATTATTTAAATTCTCATTTTTTATTCTGTCTATATTCTCTCTAATTAGATTGATTACATTACCTATTTCTTGTCCATATTTTTCTTGTATTTCTTCTTTAGTTCCAGTATTAAGCTCATTTATCCTACTCATTAATTTAATGCTATTTGGACTACTGTTAGCTAAATACTCTTCCAGATTAGTTTTATGGTTATACATCTCAGGCATTTTCTCACTATAAGTAATACTTCTAATTGTATAATCTATCATTTTCCAATCTTCTGCTTTAGAAACAAACTTCTGCAATTCTTTAAGCCTCTTTACTATATTATAATTATTCTCGAAAGCTCCTATAGCGTCACTTAAAGAATACTTTCTTCCTTCTACTATTTCTATTAAATCGTCTATGTCATTTTTATGCTGTGGATGGTATTTAAAATATTCCTTGTAGACTAATTTGATTCTTTTATAATCTATATTAGCTTTCATACCATACATAAATAATACTGCTTGTAAATTATCTGGTATATCAGGAGTAATTTCTAATTTTCTATATACTAGTATCTGTAACATAGTAATCAATTCAAATAAAGTAGCACTATAATCAGCTGTGTCTAAATAAAGCCTAAGATTAGAAAAATGTTTTTTATGTTCTATTACATATCTTATAAAATGAGATGCTTGATAACTATAAGTAATTAAATCTACTTTATTATTTAATCCTATATACTTACTTTCTGTATAAGTAAAATCCATAGCTTTAATCTCATCTTCTAAATTATTACCTTCGTAACCCCATTTAGGATCATTATCGGCTACACTTCTAAACGGTATAAGATTTTCTTCTTTTTGTATATAAGGATAAGGATCGTCTGCGTTTAAAGGTGCTTTAACGTAGAATAATTCGTATTTATCTTTAGGACTAGCACTATGGTCTACACCATCACCCTTATTCTTTAATCTTTTATATAAGAAATACTTAAATACACTAATCTCATCAAACATCTTAGAAATGTCATTAAATACATCCTTACTACCTTTTTTCATAGTCAATGAATTTAATCTACTAGCTATTTTCTCTAAATAACTTGTAGAGAAATTAAATTTAGGTAAAGAATAAGATTCGAATAAATCGTATATATACTTTTCATCTATAGTCTGACTATCTAGCTGATCTCTTGGTATATAAGCATTTGTATTTGCTATAGCAGACATAATTAAATGAACACAAACTAAAGGCTCATAAAATTCGTATTGTTGAGCATCTCCTTCATGGTAATAGTTTATCATGTAATTATTTCTTACTTCTCTATAATGATCTATGAACCGTCTTAAAGCATTATTGTAAGTATCTGCGTGTATTATATCTAAATTATCTGCTAATCTAGCATTTACTATAGATATATCCTTATCTAAGTATTTTAAATAATCGTACCCTCTTTCGGTATATTCTACTTTTAACTTAGCTAATTCTCCACTACTAGATAAGGCTTTTCTTTCTAATTTATTAAACTCATGTACAGGTTTATTTATATCTACTCCATATATAATCGTATCTTTAGGAAGATAAACAAAAAATTCTTGATTTGGTACTAATGTCCCTTCCTTACCTATCATAGGAGGTAAACCTAGAAGCATTCTATAATAGGAATTATATTCTACGTAATTAGCTAATACTTGATTTCTTTTATAGTTAAGTAATTGATTAATTTTATCTTCTGATAAATTATTATATATAGCATCTTTACTAAAAATCATTTGATTTAATACATAAGGATCATTAGTAAATCTAGCTAAATCATCCACTGTAAAATCATAGGATGCTATAGTATCTGTACCATTAAAAGCATCTCTAAATTCTACGAAATTATCTCTAGCACTATAACCATAATTCTCTTTTATATATTTATCTAAAGCATCTGCTAATACTGATCTTTTTATTACGACATTTTCTACCACGTCTTTTAATTCTAACATTTTCTTCCTCCTTTCTTAATAAGAATATTTGTCTTTTATATTGTTTAAAAATATACGGGTTTCGTTCTGGTTAAGCCGATGGGAACGATTTTCCTTATAAAAAAACTAAATAAAAGAGAGGATGATTCTATATGAATTTTAATATTGATTTAAATGTAATTATATTAATTTTACCTGTATATATTTACTTATTTATATCTTTAACAAAAAAAGAAAAGAAAAACGAATTGACAGAAGAGTTAGTTAAGCTTCTAATAGAAAAACATACAACAGAAGCTCAGAAGCCTATAGAGAAAAATGTAGAGAAAGTAAAAGAAGATGTGAAAGTACTTGATAAAAAGATAGATACTGTTGAGAGTAATTTAAAGGTAGATATTTCTAAATTAGATTTAACTATAGGAGCTAAAATAGAACAATCTATAGCAGAGTCTATACAATTAAGATCTTATTTAAATACTGTAGAGAAAGCAGAAATGGATAGACAATTAATAGAAGATAACGCTCGTAGATTACTCGATTTCCCAGCTTTAGAAACTAGAATAAAAGACGTAATAGATTCTATATTAAAAGTATACTTCGATACGAATTATATATTTAATGATAAATATGTTAAAATGGATGGTACACGTAATTTACCTCCTATAACAGAAGAAACTAAGACAAATGATCTTAAGAATATCCATCAAGAATTCTTAAAGGTAATAAATAAGAAATTAATATACCGTGATTTAGGAATGATATACGATATGACTCAAGATGAGACAGAAATGTTCTTAGTAGAGAAATATATAATACCAGCTTATGCTGATAAATTATATGACCTCGTAGAGAATTGGCAAGCACATCAAGAAAGAAGTCAACTAGACCGTGCTGATGAATTAGAAAAGAAAAGAAAAAGAGCTGAAGAAAATGCTGCTAGAGAAGCTTATAAGAAATCAGAAGTAGGTATTTTAGAATCAGCTATAGATGAATTAATAAATCAATGAGACGAATAGAAAGGAGCATTAGTTAAATGATAATCAAAGCTTTAAACGAAGACAAGATGATTAAAAGGAAATCTTGTTTAGAAGTAGTGAATCATCATTTAGAAGGTCCTGGTAGTTTATTTGATCCTAATATATTTGGGACAGGAGAAGACAAAAAGTATAAATTTGGATATATAAAACTGAATGGTCGTTTTATAAGACCATCAGTGTATCTCGTTGCTAGACGTCTTTTTCGTGAACTACCTTCGATTGTAGACGGATCTTCTAAATTCATTATAGATAAATCTGGTGACCTTGTTTTAGATAACGTAAACGGGAATACTGGATTAAAATGGTTTTACGATAATTTCGATAAAATCAAAATCAAGAAATTACAAGATACTGAAGGAAATAAATTACAAACACAGTTGATGAAAAAGTCTTTCTATAATTTAAAAAGAGATGAGTTTTTTATAGATAAAGTAATGGTAATGCCACTGCATTATCGTGATATAAATACAGAAAAGAATTCTGTTAAAATAGATGAGTTAAATCAATACTATATGGACTTAATAAAAGCTGCTAATTTTAAGAAAAGACAAAATCCTTTATTGGACTCTACTTTTGGTGATATTAAAATACAAGGATTGATTGTTAATATATTTGAATATATAGCTAATGGTACATTTGGTAAAACAGGATTACAAAGAAAAGGTGTTATGGGAAAAGTTATAGATAATTCTATACGTATAGTAATAGTGGCACCTGAAGTAAGACCTAAAGATACTATAGGTAAAACACGTTATTCCCTTGATAATGTATCAGTGCCGCTTCATCACTTTATCAACAGTCACCCAGTACAAGCTATATCAGCTACTAGGTCTGTATTACAATCCTTTTTAAATTACGGATTCTTCCCATCTTACGACCAAGAAGAATTTGATAATTTTTTCTCGGATGATTATTTAAAGGATATAATAAAGAATTTTGACCATTCACAAAATGAAAGAATATCTTTATTAAAGGATGAATTTGGTAATACAGTTAAAATGTATTTTGAATTTAAGCCAGAAGATGGAGGAGCTGTTAAGAAAGAAGAAAGAGAGTTAACTTGGACAGATGTATTTGTTATGGCTTGTTCTTTATTCTCAGCTGATTGTAGAGCATTGATCACACGTTATCCTATAACAGGATCTAAATCTATAATGCCTACTAAATTAAATATAAAGGTATTCAATGATGATGAAGGAGATGTCAAGATCTTTCTTAAAAAAGGAGATAGACAGCCACTATATGAATTTAAAGATTATCCAGATATATCTAAATATTTAAAGAACAGATCTCACTTAGATAGAGTATTTTGTGAGACAATGCAACTATCAAATTTAATCCTTAAAGAATTTACGGCAGACTTCGATAAACACGTAAAATTATCTTAATACGGTATACTATATAGGGTATTATAAAAATAAAATAAAATCGGTAATAAAATGAGTAGATCATGACTGGAACAAATGAACTAGTATTTAATAATAAATATTAGGAGGGATTCTATATGAATTATATTATCGATCAATTAAAATTATTCCCGTTAGATTTGGGTCATCTATACGATACCAAGGGAGTATATTACTGTAGCGAAGCAGGGGATATTTATTCGAGGAAAGGAGTAGACGAGTTCTATAAATTATCGTCTAATACGAATCAGAGTGGGTATCTTAGAGTAAAATTATATTATTGGCAAGGCAACGATAAAATGACTAGCGTCTTCTATAATCATCGTCTGGTTTTGGAATCTTGGGTTAGATATAAAAATCCAGTAATATTTGATTATCTTGATTTTTCACTTTACACCGTGGATCATATAGACGGTGATAAAAATAATAACTCAGTAACTAACTTAAGATTCATGACAAAATTCGACAACATAAGGCAAAGAAAAGCTATATATCTAAATTGGGAAGAAGACGTTAAAGATAAGATTTGTCAATTGTATTTCGTCAACAAAGAATTGACAAATGATATAGCAAAGAAAATGAAGCGTGGGACTGCTGGTGTAAGCTCTTTGTTGAGATCAGAATACGCGGAACAATGGTGTGAGAATAAAGGTGTAGAGTATTATATAAGACCGCCTAAAGGTGGTAGAGGCAGAATTACTCGAGATATGAATCACTACCGTTCTGATTGTACAGTCAGCCAAGAACAAAAAAACAAAGCCTACGAATTATATTTTAAAGATAAATTGCCGGTATATAAAGTTGCTAGAGAAATACGAATAAGATCAACTACTGTTTCTGAATGGCTAACTAAAGATGATGCCAGAAGATGGTGTGAAGAAAATAATATCCTATATTTTTTAAGATAAAATTCTGTCGAAGTAAAACCACGAGATTTGCTGGAAACTCCTTAGAGTCTTAATAACTACAACATAATCCGAAAGGATAAGTGTGAATGTATGAGAATATTAAGAATTGGACAATCAGCCGCCGAGCCTCTAAATTCTATAAGAACATGAGGAAGGCTCAACGACTAGGCAATTAATTATTTTATAGAATAATTAATATAGTACTGTAACCACTAAAATGCATGTGGCATCTTTTAATAGACGAGATGAGGAAGCACGTGGCATATATAGTCTTATATAAAGGTAAAATTCTATGTATGAAGATATAGTCTGACGTTACGCGAAAGCATAATGAAATTATATTATCGGGAGATAAAATGTCTATTAAAACCATCTACACAAAAGAAGGTAGAATTGCGGCTGATAAGATACTATCTAAGCCTATATCTCTTTTATCTATAGATGGTCGTAACACTAGAACAATAGGTACAGAAGGAGTACAATCTCTTTATAATTTAACCGTAGCAAAAAATGGGGTTAAAGTTAGTAAAGAAAATAAAAATTTAAGTAAAGAATTAAAAAAGTTTTTCACTAAAGATGAATATACACTTAGTGAGATAGTCGATTTGATTGACCCTTATCCAGTTGACGAAGTAGTACAATGGAAAGGGAAGTTTACTACATTAGGTAGAGTAATATTTAATGAAGTGGTATTTTCTGGAATAAAAAATCACCAATTCATAAATGAAACTATCGACTCTAAAAATCTAAGTAAAATAATGAATAACTATGCTGGGAAATTAGTGGCTCATGAAATTAGTGTTGATGATTATAAAAAAATATTGAACAGACATCATGACCTAGCATTTGGTATAGCAGAAATCGTATGTGCATCTTTAAGTAGACATATGTTAATAGATCATGATGAAGTATTCGAATCTAAAAGAAATGAGTTATTACAAAAATATAAAAGTGGTATAGAGAAAAATGATATAGCAGCGATGCAGGCTTTCGAAGATGAGTTAATAGCTTTCTCTAAAGAATATTATAAAAATGATCCTATGATTGACTTATATAACAGTGGAGCAGGAGGTTCATGGAAAACTAACTTCAAGAGTTTAAAAGTGTCATTAGGTGCTATACCAGATCCTGGGGTTGGTACAACCTTAGTTACTCGTTCTTTAAAAGAAGGACTAGATAATAAAGATATAATGCCAGCGGCTAACTTACAAAGATTTGGTGCATTTATGCGTGCCCAAGCGACAGCCGATGGTGGATATATAGTTAAACGTATGAACGCTGCTTTCCAAAGTGTTACTGGTATACAAGGAGATTGTGGAAGTAAGCTTTATCTTGATACAATTGATTACGATAGAAATGATTTACTATATAGATATATAAAAGTAAGTGGAAAAGAAATATTAGTAACGCCTGATATAGTTGATAAATATGTAGGTAAACCAGTACAAAAAAGAAGCCCTATGTTTTGTAAACAAAAAGGTGCTTACTGTAGTCACTGTATGGGAGAATTAAGTTTTATACTAAAAGAACAAGGTGTAGTTAATATAGGATTAGACGTAAGTAATGTAGGAAGTACAATACTAAACGCATTTATGAAAGCTACACATGATATGGGAGCTAAAATATTTAAAATAGATGATTTCGATAACTTTATCGAGAAATAAAAAAAAAAATAAGTAACTAAAATGTATAACCACTAAGCTGGTTACATTTAAGTGTTTTTTTTTTTCATTATTTTTACCCTTTCGATTAAAAACGGACATAAGGAACCCTCCCACTTGGGGAGGGCTTTTTATGTCGTTTTCTAAAATCCTAAGGTTTTTCCTATAAGATCAACTTTGTCAAATGATTTATCTTCTAGATTTTCTAACTTCTCGATTGTTTTATCGATATTGTCTAATGTAGTCTCTAATCTTGCGAAATGTTTATCCATATTTTTTATATTGGCATCTAATATACCCTCTAAAATTTTATATTCTTTCAGATAATCATCTAGTACAGCTAATTCGCCTTCTACTTTATTATGTTTGTCCTCTTTTGTAAGTTCTTGGTGCAATATTTCATACGATTTTCTTTTTTCTATCAGAGCACTCTTAACGGTCTCTGCACTATTCTTCAGATCCAGGTAATACGCTTTTATCGGATACAATTATACCATCTCCTTTACTTTTATTTAATTCAGCTGTAAAGTGCATTATTAAAGTTCTTAATTTATTATCAAAAGATAATGATCTGTCTTCTAATACATCTTTACATATTTTATTAATTCTTTCTATTTTATCTTCTTCTCTTTCTATCAAATAACTCCACACTAACTGAGATATAACGATAGTGATGTGTGTCAATTCATCATTCGCTTCGTCATCTAAATTATATATATCATACTTAGTAGTACAATCAAATAAATCATTATGTAGCAGAGATAACATATCTCCTTTTATTTTGTCTACGTTGTCTGTGTCATATGTTAATAATCTATGTCTCAAGACTAGATCGTTTCCATCTTCGTCCTTACCTTTTACGATCATATAACCTAAGGAAACACCATCAACGTTTGTTTCTCCGTATTTTAAGACGAAACTGAGATGTTGGTATTCTCCCTTCGTCAATTGGACAGTCTCCTGTTTTACTCTTGTTTTAAATTGATTCTTTAAATAATTACTCATAATATTTACCTCCATGTATTTTGTACTTATTTATTAAATTACCAAACAAATCTAGAGACTCTGCTTCTTTTTTAGTAAATAACCCATTATAATGCGTTAAACTATCGAAGTCTATGGTTTCTGGAATTGTTCTATATATTTCTTGGATCAAATTATACTCAGTTGTCCGATTTAACCCTTCGTATTTCTTAAGTATGTATTTTAACTTTTCTCTTCTTCTATTCAAAATACCTCTGTGACTAGTTAATTTAGTCATATTATGTGTACTGTCGTATTTCTTTCTTACTCCTCTTGCCATATTATCATCACTTCACGATTTGTCCAAAAGACGGAATATGTCCTATGACCATCCCTGGGATATCTATTAATTTATTATAACTATTTTCATCTAGAATACTTTCATCATCTACGTCAATTATATCGTATTCTAAGTCACCTAAGAAATATTGATTATCAACTGATATACTAGCTGACAGACTATAGAATAAATACGATTTACTACTATTGGCCATATCAGAATCTATATATTTAGTAATATCGTGAATCTGACAAGTATACCCGTCTTCGTCACCAGTGATATTATTAGTATCTCTGTAATTCCTGATACGGATTACTTGTGGTGATATTTTTTCTTCATCTATATAAATAGGCTTAGTCGCGAAGAAAGTATCTACATAATCAAATCCATTATGTCTATTACCCATGAAATGTAGTTCTTCGTGTTCTAATTTCTGATATATAGCAAATCCTTCATTTATGGCGTCTAATAAAGATATTTCTCCTAATGACGTTTTAGGAGTATAGACTATATTATCAGAATTTATTAATCTCTTTAAAAACACACTATTCATTTATTTTCTCCTTTCTAAAAAGGGAGGTATTCCTCCCAACCTAATTCGGGTGTCTCATTAAGAGACATTTCATTTATTGTTATCTTCCCAGCTGATTTATCTGGTTCAGATAAACTCATTAAAGCATCAATTAAATATACACTAAACACATCTATCGATTCTTTACTTACTTCAGATAGTGCTTCATTTATTCTTGTTAAGGAAATACCAGTATCTCTTGTTAATTCTCCTTGAGATATAAATTTCTTAACTACGAACCCCTTAGTGATTGTAAAAATTGATTTCCTTTCTTTTTTATCATCCTCAGGCTTTAGCAAATAAAGTCCTATTTGGATATCGTATTTAGATGAATCCAACGACACTACTTTTTCTATTATATATCCTTCTGGTAAGTCAGGTTTCTTTCTTATAATACTTAGCATGATCATTCCTCCTAAAAATTATTTTTAATTACTAAATATTTTCTTACATATATAAATTTGCTTTTTAACAAATGAATACCAGTTTTCTTCCATCTTATAATATTCCTTAATTGTCCGTATTCCTTCTAGATCATCTGTTAATTTAATTTCTTTAACGGTTTGATCAGGATTCAGAGGATGATTTAATCTTCTTAAAATACAATTTTCTATATCGTATTCCCAAGTATAAACTCCATGGATAGACTTTAAAATATATCCGTCAAAATACCATCCTGTACGTTTATAATCGTCTACAAAGAATTTTATTACATTGAATATAGCATAGAAATTGTCATTTAAATTTTGATTAAGTAATCTAAATAATTTTTTAGAAGATTCCTTTTCTATATCGAGTAAATCTTTTCTATACCATATAATTCCTGTCCCTATAGATGCATCATCTCTTTTTATTATATATTTGTCATTTATACCTTCAAAACCGAAAGCTCTAGTTTCATTATAGTCATCGTAAGGTTTAATATCGTCTAAATTACATACGGATTTAAAATCGACTACAATAGGCTGCTTATTTATAGCATTAGTGAATCCTATTTGCAGGTATATTTGATTCAGACGAGGATTAAAGTAGTATAATCTAGGCTTGTCTAGAACTTTTCCCAGAATTTGTCCCATATTCTTTTCACCACCTTTAATATATGATTAGAGGAATTTGTTGTTTTGTTTATTGGCTTATCCTTTGATCCTAAAAATATTTTTAGTTTCTCTCTCAATCCTCCTATATTGTTTAAAAATCCATCTGGAACTATAGAATTTTCTTTAGTAGTTATACCTATCACTAAAGGTGTATTTTCTACACTACTTTCTTCTGGTATTCTTAAATAATTAGTATCCCCTATATTATAGGAATATTTCCATATACCTTCTCCTTCTATAGTAAGATTACTCACATCTGTCATTTTCCAGATCATTTTTTCCTCTCCTATATAATTAAGAACCCCTCTTAAGAAAGCTTCTTCTTCTTTCCTGAATAGTTGTACAAATAATCTTAATCTATCGATCATTTCTTCTAATACATCTGGGTAAATATCTTCTAATATATCAGATAATTGTCTTTTTTCGCATCTATCACACCCATACACGTTTTTATACATTCTTATGGCTATTTCTGAATTTGGTGAAAATATAAAGAAATGATGTACTAAATCACTTATAGAATTGTAACTGTCTGATCTTCCTAATTCGTGTATAAATGAGTGTATATCGTCTAAGTCTATTTTTATAGGAAACCATTCTCGATGTTCTATGTTATAGTAAGTGGCTATTATAATCCTAATAGTGCCGTCAGGAAATACATAGTCAACTGAAGGATGTTCGGGTATATTGAATTTCAGTCCACTTCGATGATCGTTAATCATCATTGTCATCACCTCCTATTATTATGTCGCCTTGTACAATAGCACTAGGACCATTTGTTTTAACTCCGTTGTAAACTATACTTCCTTTCCCTTCTTCGAAGTAATAATTGATAGGAGCAAAGGCTTTAAATTCCTGTATAGATTCTTTAATACAAGTTAATATTATATTATCAACTAATTCATCAGTACTTATAGGAAGATTACCGTATAAAGTATCTTCTGCACCTGATATTAATTTGTGTATCTTATTAAAAGATTCTAAATTAGCTGTCAATCTAGTAGAGACTTTAGTAATTGTTTTATCGTCTAATTCTTTTTCTATATTGACGAAGAATTCTTTATCGTCATATTTATATAGAACTATTCTTAAAACATCACCTCCATCGTTAGCATTTCTAAATGATACAGTACCTATTTCTTTTCTTTCTTTTTCCATAATCAATTCCTCCCTATATTATATTTATTTTGAATCATTAAGATAATATATAATTTCATTTAATTAGACAAAAAAAAAAGAATCCCCTTTTGGTGGGGACTCTTTTTTTTTTAATTTATTACTCAGAGTCAGACGGAGATAAGGAAGCTTTCCATTTTAATCCTTCCTCGATCTTATCTAGAAGAAGGATCGTATCATGTTCCAGTATATCCTTAGCTAGTATTCTCTCAGCTTCTATAGTGAGATCACTGGCTTTTATTACACGATCTAATACATCTTCTAGATTGTTTCTGCATCTTTCTACATCTGCTAAGTTGTATATGGAAACAACCCTTGTTGGACCTCCGTATACAGATTTAGAAGATTTTAGGATATCACCTCCGATGAAGTGATCCTCACCGTCCTCGTCTGTTTCTACGACAGCATAGATGACAGACCCTATCCTTTTATCGATGTACTCGTCAGATCTTTTATTATTTCCTCTCTCATGGACACATTTGTAATCGTATCCTTTGAAGTCGATTCTCTCCTCGATGACTTCTTTGATAACCTCCTCATCTTCTTCAACTTCTTCTTCGAAAACTTCCTCTACAATTTCTTCATCGTCTTCATCTTCTGAATCCTCTTCAGGCCAAGGGTAGAAAGTTTCAATCCTAAATCCGTCCTCGTTTTCGATTTTGTATCTAGTGTCTTCGGTTATAATTGTATCCGACACTCCATTTATAAAATTAAATATCCCAAGGATTAGAGCATCTTTATTTAAGCATCCAATTGACCCTTCCCAATCTTGCTCCTTGAAACAATATTCAAACCATTTATACAGGTCTTCATGACCTGTTAAAGAACCATCAATATGTCCTCCGATTCTGAAGTTTTCATAATATTCATCTACCATACGGTAGATTACTATCATATCGATCCAAGTGCCTTTCTCTGTTTTGTTAACATTAATTACTAATTTATCACCAGCATTTGTACTCAAGTGAAGAGCACCTCTAAAATTTAAATCTAAATACAATCCATTTTTCACTACGTTTCTCATAACTTTCACCTTTGTGGAGAATTTTCTCTCCACCCTTTCTTTTTTTTTTTGTGTTTGA